CCTCTTCACGGACAACAACCTCAAGGATATTTCCTTCAGGATCACGATTAAGAACAAACGATTTGAGTGGATATACCCTGGTACCATTTTCGGAAACGTAGAGAAGCGCGTTGCCACCGATGATAAGGTGCTTAAGCGCTTCAAACAGTGCAGTACGATCACCTGACTCTTCAATGTCCCGCATGACGGAACGTTCCATCAGGGACAGCTGCTGGTCAAACTGAGACTGAAGTTCTTTATAGTTTTCAAGCTCCTGTTGAAGCTTCATATCGTCTACAGAAAGACGAAAGAAAGCTTGGTTAGGAGGTAGCAAAGCAATCAAAAGTTTGCTTGCCAAGTTATTAACACCACGAGCTCCCAGTCCTTGGTAGGTGGTAGCAATCTTGGTGTAAAGGTTCTTACCTGTGCTGCGGTCGTTATCGGTAATGAGAGTCGGCAGCGTGTACTTACTGCACTCGATAGCGCGGTCAAGGTAAATAGTCTTTTCCGGCTCTAGTGCCGAGTAGCGAGCCGCAGCGTTAGACATTTAATCCACCAGTTCCAGTTGACGTATCCGATGCCAAACCAAGTCCACCTCCGGCACCGGCAAGAGGCGATTGTATCTCCAAACTAGTACGAAGTGCTTGCGGAGTTCCAACTCGACGACGCACTTTAGTTCCTACAGGAGCTGCGGATGCTTGACGTTGAATTGCTGATGCAAGTTGCTGCTGTTGAATAGCTAGGGCAGAAGAGCTCTTTTGCTGAGCAATCTGCCGCATAGCACTTTGCTGCGCCATTTCTGCAGCACGTTGAGCTTGTGCAGTTTGTGCTCGGCTTTGCTCAATAGATGCAGCAAATTCACGAGATCGTTGCTCAGCGTCAGCTTGCATCTGACGAACACGAGCCAAAGCAGCTTCACGTTGAGCTGCTGCTTGTTGACGTGCTGCCTCTGCTTGCCGCTCTGAGGCTTGAGCCTGCATCACACCGGTAGCGGCGGTTGCTGCAGCAGTGAGGCCGATTGTAAATGGTATCCAGAAAGCCATTTGTACTACCAGTTAGTTGTACTTAGTCTCCTCTTGGAGGTTGTACTGATCTTTAAGATGGCGTACAACGGACACCTGACCAGCAGAAAACCAAATAAGTTTCTCTTCCATACTAAGATCAGGCGCTTTATCTGGATAAAGTTCCTCCAGATATTTGATGATCTCAGGGTCAATGTACGGGATCATATATTGAGTCCGGTTGGTGACACGCGAGCTGGGCGAGTACCACCATAACCACCAATTCCCAAACCGGAAGCAGCAACTCGGGTACGTGCTCGACCTGGCTGACCAACAGTTGTTCCTGTAGGTTTTTGCGATCTTTGCAAAGCTTGCACAGCACGTCCTTGAGCTTGTTGTACTTGTGCTTGCTCAAGCATTGCTCTTGAACGAAGCTGCGTAGATACAGCAGCACTCCGTCGTCCAGCTATCTTGGCTTTGCTTTCAGCTGCAGACAGTTGAGCACTAACTTCAGCTTTAATGCGTTGTTGTTCTGCTAATTGACGTTCGTAAGCTTGACGTGCTTCGTCAGCTTGCCTTTCAGCTGCTTCTGCTTCACGGAACGGGCGCTGTTCATACTCACGAGCTTCGGCTTGCTTCCGTGCGTACTCTTCTGCTGGGGTTTCACCAAGTGCTTCTTGAAACTTGGGGATGTTGATTTGAGTTGCGCCACCAGCAGCCGCTCGAGGGTTACTAGATTTCTCTACCGATGACTGAAGCGCTGTAGCAAGTCTGTCGTAAGTTGATTTTTCAAGATGAGCCCCGCCGGTAATAACACCACGAGGGCTCACGTTAAGACCTAAGCTTTGCGCAAGCTTTCGCTTTTCCTGCGGGTTTCTAACTTGGTTAATTGCTTGTTGAGCAAGCCGCCTAGCCTTTTCGTAAGATGATTCGCGACGAGAACCCATTGTAAAAACCCGCAGAAACTTATACCTACATCAAGCGTAGCTCGGAAGATCAGAGTTACTCATCTCGAAGAACGCAGGCATCCTGGCTCGTTGGGTCTCAATGAGACCTTCGGCCTTACCTGCGTACATCAAGCTGTCGCTCTGATCAATCCAGAACTGCCTATCTAGGTACTTGTCGTCTGACTTGCCCAGAGGCTGCATCACCCAATTAATGGTTGCCTTGCGGAGGCGATCCAAACTAGGAGAAACAGTGAGGCCAAGCTCACGACATACCAAGCTATTGGTAGCGACGTGTACTTGTTCATCACGGCTGATGTCCGCAGAGATGGTTCTCAGTCCAGCGTCACCGTTGAACCGGAAGAAGGGGAGGATAACAAAGAATATGCTTCGCTCAGCCACCAGTGCTTTGAGTACGGTGTGGTCTGGATGATCTTCCCAAGCTTTTCGGAGGCGAGCTGCTTCCGCTTCTGCTTGGCTATCTGTGCCGAGCGCACTTGCTGCGTATCCCAGTGCAAGGTCATGGTTCTCCTCGTCCTTGATGTTGGTGAGCAAAAGTTCACGAGCCGTTTCCGGCACCTCGGACTGTAGAGCGTCGTTGATGAACTCTCCGACGGGCAGCTCCAGTTGGCGAAGTGCCAGGGCACGGTAGACAGCTTCCTCCGCGCCTTCCTTTAATTTACCGGCGGTCGTCTGAACTGGGGTCCAAGACCGCTTCCGTGCTAGCAATTTCTGATACGGATTCATCATTCTGCGCAATTACAATCAGGTGCCGAATCCCCATCAAGGATGCCTGCAAGATAAGCATCAACATCCACGTCGCTAATAGCTGCGTAGGCGTCTGTTTTGTCTTGCGTATCGGACATCACTTGAAGAGAGTAATACAAACTCTTCAAGGGGGAGTTCAACCATCGTGACATAAATTCGCGGTCCATTGTTGTCATATCGGACCACCAATTCATAGAAATTGCGTGTGCCATTCCAGTGCTGTCCATGAGTTTTTGCCACTCACAATTCAGCTCAAAAAATGTATCCCAACCGACCTCTTCTGCGGTCTCACACTTGGGATGGAACTCGTAGCTTTGGACGCCAAGAGTACTACTATCACGATCTACCTTGCGGCTAATCGGAGGTGAGATTTCGGGGGCTGTGGTGTAGCCAGCACGGTCCACGTAGCGGTACGCACAAGAGGCTGTAGGGGCCACGGTGAACGCTCGAGACATATTGTTGTCGGCAGCCACCTTGGAGGCCTCCATAAAGCCCAGCCAGAGGGCTTGTGCAATTTGTCCAGCTTTGGTGCCCACGTTGGCAATGCCGTGGTTGCGGTTACGAAGAGCGACAACAAGCTCCCGGTAAGTCACGCCCTCGATAGCTAGCAGGTTGGCAAGACCCAGCACACCAAGACCAACTTGATTGTCTTTGCGGCTGTAGATCGCAGAGCCTTCGATACCAGTCTCTTTGTAGAGCTCACACAGGAACTCCATGCCGTCACGGAACGCCTTGGGGATGTCACCGATCTCAGTGATTCCCAAGTTCACATGACTCAGCAAGCAGGTGTCACGACTCTTCAGCAGAATTTCCTGGCAAACATTGGAGTAGATCCGGTCGCCGTTTTTGTCGTACTGCTTCTTGACGATCCACACATCACCCTTGCGGGCGGCGTCCATGATCGCCTTCAGCTTGTCGGGGCTGTTGATGATGTCAGGATCAACGTTGACACAGCGCTTGAGCCAAGGAATACGAGCTCGGTCGTAATTAACAAACTCAATAATGTCAGGGTGATCTGCATCGAGGTGAGCAACGATCGCCCCATTGCGGTACGTACCGCCGCGTCGGAGAATCTCATTGAATTTGGAGTAGATCTCCATGAAGCCACACGGCCCTGAAGAAACCATTCCGTGGCTGTTCTTGGTACCTTTCGGACGAAGCTTAGAAAGGTGGACAGCAACACCTGCCCCATAGCGAAGAGCTTTAGATGCAAAGATCCAGCTGCCCTCCAAACCATCGGGGTGCTCGTCCATCGTGTCTTCAACGACAAACACCGTACACGAAATCGGGTACCGGCGAGTAGGGTTTTTCACCCAACTTTCAACCCGCCCGGTCATTGCAACGGCGGGATTCAGGTTCTCGATGTTCATAGGTCGGTGAGGTTTGCGCGTTGGTAGTTGGGACCTTTCTGGACTTTTCCGTTCACTTTGGTGAAGGGAAACTTGGACCAGTTAGAGACAGAGATGCGGTCGAACGCTTCATCAGGATCGA